CATTCCAACGCTTAAAGCCATGGGTGATGTTTCAGCCGGTCTGTCAGTGCCAATCGAACGGCTGATCAATAACTTTGGCCAGGTAAAAACACAAATGAAACTTACCGGAAGGGAGCTTCGGGACTTCCAGATGGCAGGTGTGCCGATTGTAGCTGAACTGGCAAAGAATATGAATCTTTCAGAAACAGCAATTGCTGATATGGTTTCTACCGGCAAGATCGGATTTAAGGAAGTAGAAGAAGCATTTATTTCGATGACCTCTGAAGGTGGCCGGTTTTCAAGTCTCATGGAAAAACAAGCCCAATCAATCACAGGACTTGCTTCCAACTTTGCCGATGCCTGGGATCGGATGCTTAACTCGATAGGTAAAGAGAATGAGGGGATCATTGCCGGGTCAATCAAAGGGGCAATTACCTTAACAGAGAACTACGAAGAGGTTATCAAAGTCCTGAAACTCCTGGTGGCCACCTACGGAACATATAAGGCAGCTGTAATTGCCACCGCTGTTGTAGAACGCACGGCAGCTGCAGCCGGGAATATAAAAGCATGGTTTGATCTAGCAAGAGGAATACGGACAGCCAAAGATGCTCAGATCGCTTTTAACCTTGCATCAAAGGCCAATCCTTATGCCCTTATCGCGGGAGCAATTGCATCATTGATTTCTTACCTGGTTATATTCCGAAAAGAGACAAAGGATACGCAGGATTATATTGATGACCTTAACAACAGTATCGAAGGGATCGGAAAACAGATAGAGGTGGATAACCTGATCAGTAAATACACTACCCTTCAAAATAATACGAAGCGCACAAAAACAGAGCAGGAAGAGCTTAATAAAACAATCAGGGAACTTGGAGGTATCTTCCCGGGAGTGATCACGCAAACTGATCAATATGGAAATGCAATTGACCTGGCAAAAGATAAGTTGATCGAATTAAATGAGGAACTGAGGGAAAACAGCAAGCTCGCAACTGAAAAAAATATCCTTGATGCACAGGATTTACTTAACCGAAAAATTGAGGAAAGAAAAAAGCTGCTCGATGAAGCAAATTCCGGACTCAGATATGCCACAGACCTGGAGGTTGTAACAGGGAAAGCCCGTACCGGATATGACAAGGTTGGATTAACAGTTGAAGAGATTGAAGAGCGCAGGGCAAAGGTTGAAGAGTTGAATCTTGAAATTAGCAAAATCAGTGAATCAGTTAGTGAATCAGAGGATAAACTTCAGGCGCTTGGCCAGATTAATGCAGCACAAGTTCTGCAACCTTACAAAGAATTATTTGGAGAGGTAGAAAAATACAGTGAAGAGCAAGCCCTGAAAATTAAAGAGGAGCTTACAAAACTCCTGTTTCTTGGTTTGGGAACTGAAGCTGAGAAACAAATAAAAGCAGAAATTGACAAAATTGCCTCACAGCTTGCCCTGCCAACAATTCAGGAACAAATTCAGCAGGTAGTTTCTGACCTGAAGCAGGCGCAGGCCCAGCTTGATAATCTCCGGGCTCCCGGGTCGCGTGCATCAACAGAGCAGATAAAGGATAAAGAGGATGAAATAAAGGCCCTGCAAACAAAATACGATGCCCTGACAGGTATTAACCGTAAAGAGGCAGACAAGCGCCTGGAGGAGGAGAGAAAGGCCAGAGAAGAGCGAATTAAAGCCATATCAGCCTTTAATGATATGGAATTATCTCTTGAAAGGCAATTACAGGCTTCAAAGGTGGCAATTATGCAGCAGGGGTCTGAACGCAGGAGAGCTGAAGCAGAACTGGAATATCAGCAGGAGCTCGACAGGATCCGGCAGCAGCAGCAGGCTTATGTGGAGGCATGGAATGAAACAAAGGGTTATAAATCCGGTGATGCAGGATTTATTTCCGAGCTTCCCAGTGAAGAGATCGAACAATTTAACCAGCTTCGGATTAATGCAGAGGAGAGGAAAAACCAGCGTATTGAAACAATCAACCGCGAAACGGCCAATGAGATCAAAGCAATATGGAAGGATGTCAATGATGTTTACCTGAGCGATTCAGAGCGCAATATACAGGCTATTAATGAAAGGTACGACAGTCTGATCGAACAGGCAAAGAAAGCCGGGGAAACTGATTTCGCTTCAATCAATGAGGCCAGGGCAAAGGCCATTGAGGAAGCAATGATCGATTCGGGATTAAAGTTATTGCAGTTTGAAGAGGAAATTGAATTACAACGTGCTGAAATTTCAACGCAGGGCTATAACAGGGAGGTTGAGATCGAAAAAAAGAAGCTTGAAATTGTCAAGAAGTTTGCACAGCAAAAAATTGAGATATTAAAAAAATCCGGAACAGAACAAAGTAAGCAGGAGATTGAAGAGCTTAAACTGCTCATTGATGCCTCCGATCAGGGATTAAAGGACATCAACCAGAGAACACTTACTGAGTCAATTCAGAAAACCGAACAATGGATAAATGAGTTTAAAAAGCTCACTGATGAAATATTCGGGGCCGACACACAGCTAAGCACAATATTGACCGGGATGGGCGACATTGCCCAGGGTTTTGCCCGGATTTCAGGAGGTGATTATTCCGGAGCTTTATCGGTTATCACGTCTCTTTATAAAATGGTCAATGACACTTCTGCAACTGAGAAGAGACTTGCCAGGCCATGGGAAGAGTTTGAAAAATGGATTGCAGCGAGTAACAGAGAACTTCAGCGATATATTGAGTTGAGGGATCAGGCCATAGGATACGACAGATATGACAGCTCAAATGAAGCAATAGAACAGATTAAGGAAAATATTGCAGAGGCACAGGAACAATTATTGAATTTAGACTTGTCATTCACATTCACCGGTAAAGGATCCGGATTGTTTAATGCCGTAAAAAAGGCGCAGAAGGATTTAGAAAAACAGGTTCAGGAATTACTGGAGCAGCTTGGTGGTGGTATTATTGAATTGGAAAAACAGACAATGAATACCTGGCTTGGAGGTGCACAGACAAAAGGTATATTCAGTTATGATCTAAGCCAGCTATTACTTGGTGAAGACGGTAAATTCACAATTCAGAAGATAAATCAACTCATTGCAGAAGGGGTAATTACAGATCAAAAAGTAATTGAGGCAGTTGATTACTACGAACAGCTTCTAAAACAGCTGACAACAGTAGAGCGTGAAAAGCAAGAATTGCTTACGGCAACAATGGCCGATAATATTGCTGATGGTATCATTGACGGGTTTAAGCAGGGGTACAGATCAGCAGCTGATTTTGCAGAAGGGTTTGAAGAGTTGATGAAAGATGCAATTTTTAATGCCCTGAAAATTCAGACACTTGAAGAGCCTCTTCAGGAATGGTACCGGCAATTTGCAGCAGCTTCTGAGTCTGATGATGTTTTAACAGCCCAGGAAATAGAGCAATTGGAAGCTGCTTATAATAATATCATTGATTCTGCCCGGCAGAGGTTTGATGAGATGAAACGATTATCCGGATTAAACTTCGATTCGGCAGGCGTCGGGGCTGAAGGACTGACCGGGGCAATTAAGGGAATAACTGAGGAGAGTGCAAGTTTAATTGCAGGCCAGTTTTTTGCATTTCGGGAACTCCAACATAAAACATATCTGACTGGAATAGAGCAACTGGATGCAATTAACCAATCAGTTACTCATTTGGCAGAAATTGCCAATAATACAAAGCATAATGCAAAGCTGGCCGATATTGACGAAAAGATGGGAACATTGAATGATTATCTTAAAAAATTGTTTTAATGGCAGCCACAGAAAAGATAGGAGCAGTTGAGTTATCAAGTTTTGGGTTAAGGCTTGGAAGGCTTGATGGTAATGTTGATATGCCAGCATTTAAAGCTATTTTGGAAGAGCATGATTTTGAAAGTAACCTGCTTGTATTGGATGAAAAAAACATTCAAATCAGGTTAATTGGATTTTATGCCAGCCGGACAGCTATGGGAACAGCGATAGAGAATTTTAAAACTCAAATAAAAAGTGCTGTAAAGCAAGTCTGGACTTTCACTAATCACGGTTTTCAGGAAACGTGTGTATTGAATGAAGGATTTAAGTGTAATCCGTACAGTTCCGCAGTTGAAATTTTAATAAAACTTACAATAACAGAGGCATGAAAAAGGTACAATTCCACCAGTTTGATCCTGTTATTTATCCGGTTAAAATCTGGATCGTAATTACAAACAATATTGATGTAATTAACGAGAGATTTCATGCTTATCCGAATTGCAGGATTGAAATTGATTTTAAAAAATTTGATGCCGGATCAATATTGGTTGTCAATAAAGAAACCTTGGATATTGGAAGCCTTTTGATATTCGATAATAAAAAATCACTAAAAGTTCAAACCCTTACACACGAAGCCATGCACACCGCCCGGGATATTTGGCAGCATCTGGGAGAAGACGAACCCGGACGCGAAGCAGAGGCTTATCTTATTGGATGGATAACAGATTGTATTTGGAGAGTTAAAAACAATAAAGAATGAGCTGGGTATTTGGAAGCATAGATTTTGAAACATACGGGGTTAAGGTAAGTCAAAGCTCCGGAGTGCTCGATTTGCCAAAACTATCCATTCAGGGTTATGATTGGCTTGATGAAGATGGCAGGGATTATTGGCAGAGTGAAATAAAATACGATGATCGGGACATAATATTGAATTGCTGGATTGCTGCAGAAAAGACAGAAGGCGGATCGGGTTATGCAAATTTCAAAACAAAGGTTAATGCTTTCACCACAGCATTAAAAAATCAGGGAAAGGTTACATTTCAAACGCCTTATATCAGCATAGAGAACTGTTCAGTAATTACAGGAGTAACAGTCCTACGTGAAACCAATTACGTCCAGGATGTTCAGGTCGGCACCTTTACATTGCGTATCAAAGTGCATGGCGACAGTCCATTTGAGTTGGTTAATATTTGCAGGTTTTATCCTGATAATATAAAGGCAGTTGTAAAAACAAAAAATCTGAAAGTAGTAAAGAGCCTGCAGGGAGATTGGTATGCAACTATGAGTTTCGAATCTAATACAATACTTGATATTCAATATTGGGACTATATAACTGTAAATTCAAATGGTGTAAATGGTGATCTGTTTCATTTGGTTACAGTCCCGGAATTTAAGAAAGTCAGCACAAATAAGTATCAATATAATCTTCGTTTCGAGCATGTAACAACATTGCTGACATGGACGAATATAACCTATGCCAATGAAAGTGATTTTCCTTTTTATGGCAACTTTGAAGAGATATTGGATATTATTATAACCTGTCACCAGAGGACCGGTTATTATAAATTTCAGAAAGGAACGGTTGTTTCAACTCTGCGAAAAAATCATAAATTTTTAAATGAGACTTGCCTGTCAGTACTGCGAAGGCTTTGTAAAGAATATGGACTTGAATATGAATTTGAACCAGCTGCCGGGGCAACCTATAATATTAATATTAAATCGCAGGTTGCAAATGATCGGGAACTGACACTTCAATATGGCAAAGGAAACGGATTGTATGAACTTACCCGGGACCGGATGATGACAGAGGAACTGTGTACGGTATTGTATGCATATGGAGCTGCAAAGAATTTACGACCTGATTACAGGAATGGAATGAGAAGGTTGTATCTGGATGCAAACCCTCTCAAACAAAACGAAATGCTCGATACAGGCTGGGGCCACCATGAACATCATATTGCGTTTGATGACATATTTCCTCAAAGAACATCAACAGTTACCGAGTATTTACAGGTACTTCCGGATGACTTGACTCCGGCCCAGGAAAAAACCTTCCCGGAAGGAATTTTTCGTATTGCAGACTCTACAATTGAATTCGATGTAAATGGGTATCTATTGGGAGGATTAACTGCAAAAATACGGATGAAAACCGGCAATTTGGCAGGCATGGAATTTGAAATTCAGAGATTTGATTTTGACTTCAAACATATTTATATTATTCCTTATAAAGATGAGAGGGGCTTACAATTCCCGAATGCCAGCCTGCAGATTGGCGTCGGGGATGAATACACCCTTGTGGATATTTCACAACCTTCAACTTATGTCAGCACAGCGGAAGCCAATCTTTTGGCACAGGCACAGGCTTACCTTGTAGATCATTGCAATCCTAAATTTGAGTATCGCTGTAAAGTTGACCCGGCTCTGGGTTACAAATTTGAAGTTGGAGACAGGGTTACAATCGTTGATACTGATTATGCCATTAATGGATTACACAGAATAAGTGAATTAAACTATGCAAGTCTTACCGGGTTATTTGAATTGGTATTGTCCGAGAAGGCTATTCCTACAAGGTTTGTAAGAACAGAAATGAGACTGGAAGTACTTGAACGTGCCACTAAGGACACAAAAAAGGACACGGTTGAGTCAATGCGTAAAGAGAAAGAAACAGCAGAGGAGCTCCGCACCAGGATGACCGATCCCAGCGATGATTTATTTGCTGCCGATAGGATAGTCCGTAATGAAAGTATTGATCCGCGGATGTTGGCTTATGACGCCGGGGTGCCGCAATGGTATTTGAAAGATGCTTTGATTGAAATGAATGTTGACGGGTACGAGGATAAAGTGAAAATTGAGAGTGGGGAAATTTCAATAACTAACTGGGAGGACAACACACTCAATAGATACGAAATTTATAAAAAGAAATTGTTAGGTCAGGAATATATTCCTACCCGGACATGGATCATAAATGAAACCAGTTTCACTTTAACAACAAAAAATGCTCATTACATGTATGCAAAGTTGGATTTAACCCCTGAAAGTACGCTTTGCACAATGGAAGTTGCAGAGGGACATCGGGAAGTTAAGGTGTGGATTGAAGACGGGTATTTGTGTTATAAGATTGCAAACTTAACGACAGGGGAGGAGACGCCATGAGATACGCATCAGCATTATGGGGTAACGTAAAGGCATACTTTAGTACTTTTTTAAGTTTATTGGACACGCCATCGACTTATACAGAAAGTGAGGGCAAGTTTGTAAAGGTTAAAACAGATGGATCAGGCTTAGAATTTGCAGACACACCCGGAGAGGCAAATGTACAAAGCGACTGGAACCAGGCAGACACCGAGCAAGACGACTTTATAAAAAACAAGCCGTTTATCCCTACATTTAAAGCAATCGGGGATATTTACTTTTTACACGGCAACGCCTCCGATATAACTAATTATAAAAAGGCTTTAACCGACTTGCCAGATGACGCTGAAGGGACTGTTACAGGAACAGCGAACAGCACATCAGGCGAGGTATTGATAAAAGAATTTGCAACCGACTCCGGCTTTCCAGGAGTCACATCAATACCAGCCGGATACTGGATATTTGAACCTTATGCCAAAATTGACACGCTGGACGGAGTAAACACTTTGAAAATAATAGCCTACAAAAGAGACAGCCTGGGAACCGAGACCGAACTGTTCAACATTGAGGCGGAAATCACAGGCACAAGTCCGGCCTTAATTTCAATAATAAAAGAGAGTGAGGAGATAACACTGGAAGCAACCGATAGGCTGGTTTTTAAATACTACATTTTAACAACATCAGCAACCGACAGAACAGCGACACTTTACTACGAAGGGGAAACAAACCAAAGCCGGATAAAATTACCAACCGACAGTCAGGTACAAAGCGACTGGAATGAAGAAAACGAAGACAGTCCGGCATTTATTAAAAACAAACCGGAAGCCTTAAATGGTGAAGACGGAGAGGATGCATACGTTTATATAGCCTATGCCAGTGATGATCAGGGTACAGGATTCACCACCACGTTTAATCCGCTCTTGGATTACATAGCAATCAAGACAACAACAACAGAGATACCAACACCTACGGCGGCGGATTTCGCAGGACTTTGGAAAAACTATAAGGGAGCAGATGGAGCGGACGGGGCCGACGGCCAGGACGCAAGTGACTCATTCGATGTTTACATAGATTTCACCGATGCGGACGAACTGGTATTTGTTTATAACTGCCCTGCAGCATTGAAATTTACCCAGCAAATAAGCGAAGGATCAGCGGCTACTCTTAGTCCTGTCCTAAATACCAGCATGGCCCAATTCGATAAATTAACAGTAACCGCCGCAGGGGTCGGTTTAATCATTTTGAAAGGAGAGTTATTATGACAATACCGATGAGATTTCGGCAGTATATTCCGGTAAAAAAAGCAGGAGAAAACCCGGATCCGTCTGTATTTTGTCCGACAGAAGGTTACATTTTACCAGAAGATTGCCCTGTGCCAGATCCTGAAATTTACTGCCCAGCAAATGGTTATATTCCTGATGAACCAGGAACTGGTACATGGAAATTAGCAGCATATTTTTATACAAATAGTCCTAATACTCAAGTTTTTAATCCAGCTATAACTTCAACTGCTGGTGTTGATTCAGATTTTGCTTGGGTGCTTGGCGGTAATACTTATTATCGTAAAAGTCTAGGTGATGAAAATCTTTATTTAGATGGTAGCACACAATTGGTTGAATTATATGTTCAAGATGGTTGCCCGGGCATTCAAGGCATATTATTTAATGATGATTACATTATAGGAAAGGTTTTTTTATTGGGTTCAGTTTTTGATGCTTTGACAAGCATTTATCTTAACGACAATCCGAATATGACGGGGATAGTTTTACCTGATACTCATAGCGGCACAATGAAATCTATTAATATTCAAGATAGCGGTTTATCTGGGGTGTTAGATTTATCAATGATTACCAATTGGGATAATTATACTGTAATTGTTTTAGAAGGAAATTCAGCATTAAATAACATTAATTTTAATCCATCAGCAACTACAGGGAAAGTCAAAACCTTAAAATTTAATGAGTGTAATCTTACTGGAATATTAGACTTATCAATTTTTGACAAGTTTGAATATTCAGCAAGTATTTACACATATTCAAACCCAAATTTGACAGGGGTAACTTTTGCTTCCTCATTCAGCACGCCTGGGACAATTTCTCAATTTTATCTTCATAGTTGTGGTTTTACAGGAACATTAGATTTATCCATGTTTACTCATTTTACAACATCCGGTTCAATTCATGTTTATAATAATCCAAATATGACCGGAGTTAATTTTGCATCTTCAATTACAGGAACAATTAGTTATCTATATGTTTATAATACCGGAATAACAGGAACATTAGATTTATCAATGTTTACAACATTTTCATCTACAGCTATGCTTTATTTGAATGATAATCCTGATATGACCGGAGTTACATTTGCTTCCTCAATTACAGGAACAATCTCACGTATCTATTTATACAATACTGGAGTTTCAGGAACATTAGATTTATCAATGTTTGATACATTTTCTGCCACTTATGCTACATTACAATTGCATACTAATCCTAATTTAACAGCAATAACTTGGGCTGCCTCAATTTCGGGTACATTTGGTATATTACAGGTACACGACACGAAATTAACAGGGGCGGTAGATTTAAGTTTAATCACTTCATTTACAACAGCTGCCACATTTAGTTTGTATGGGGATGATTTTGCATTAACAAGTTTAACATTAGCTGCGTCAATTTCAGGAATATTTAGTTATGCTCGAATAAGAAATTTAAATGGAATTTATGTTTCTCCATTAAATTTCGATACTCCAATGGATCGTAATTATTCAAGATGGTACGTGGATAATAATACATGGACAGTGGCACAAGTTAATCAATTTCTTGCTGAGATGGATGCTCAAACAGACGGAAGTTATACAAGCCGATCTTTGGAAATTAGAGGAGATAATGCCGCACCAGATAGCTCAAGTGGAGGGTATGATGGATTAACAGCTAAAACTAATTTAATAGCAAAAGGAATAACGGTAAATACTAATTAAAATAATTGATAATGATTAGTTTATTCTCAGACATGTTTTGCCACGAAAAAGTAAACACAAAAATATATTTTATTAATAAGTGATTGTGATTTGATTTATAGTTCTGATAGTCAAGCGCGGCAATCACTGTCGCGCTTGTTTTTTAATGATGAAAAAGTATGGAAAAGTTTTTTCAAAGATTCTGGACACCTCTTACCGGGGCTCTGTCATCACTCAGCTTTAAGGGTATTATTGATGTTGCAGCAAATTCTAATGATATTGTAAGTGCCGCTGGACAGGTGGCAGAAGAGGCTGCAAAACACGAACCAGAGCTAATTACTTACCTATATATAGGTATGCTGGGTGGGCTTGGTGGTTTGCTAATAAAAATTTCCTGGGGCTGTATAAAGCGTGTATTTCCAAAACTTAAAAATATAGACAAATGAAACTGATGCGACAAAAAAACAAAACTGAATACAAAATTGGCCTTTGGTCACTAATTGTATTTTTAACATTTTGGGTTATCGGACTGATAAC